AATCTCCTATGAATTGACGCGGGCCCGAGCGTTACGAGCCACCACCGGGGGAGTTGCCCGAACCCGCAACGCTCAAGCCGCGCGCGGATTTAGGGGAATGTCCGGAACCGACGCCACGATATCACGCGGCCGTGTCCCGTTTCAACCCTGGCGCTTGAGACGCGCCAGCGTAAGTCGCTGCGTCTCGGCCTCGCAGTATCCGCAGGGACACGAAAAACTGTGCGCATGAGCGTCGGGCTCATCGCTCGGGGCGGGCGGCGCCGGCTTGCGCGCGAACGGATTTGCCGCCTTGAAAAACTTTTTCAACGTGGATTTATCGACGTATGCGGCCATGTTCAACCTGTGACGACCGGGATCGGCGGTGCGCTTGCCGGCGGAAACGTGACGGCGTTGATTGCGATTTGCGACAATAGCGGGTCGGCCGTGCGTGCTGCGATCCAGGTTGCGAGCCATGTGCACGCGTTGACGTCAACGACATTCAACGCATCGGCCGCCAAGGACAGGGATTGGCGAAACCCTACCCCTGGCGGCTGCGTCCCGTCTGGTTTGCCCGCGTACGTGGCGAATCCGGATGAGGCCGCGCTGTAGAACGATTGCAACGTGACAGCGACGGGCGATGAAACATATTTGAGACTGACGGCCATGGCGGGGAGTCTACTGCGCGCCGCCGACCATGGCAAGCAACGCCCCCATGTTGGACATATTCATTTTGCGCGGCGCCAGGGCAATCAACACGGCGTCAGCCAAATCGGGTGAGCTCACATCGTCAGGGTTTTTGTCTACCTGTAATTTGCCCGTCAGCGTTTCCTTGGCCGTGGCCTGCGATAGCTGCGAGACGAGCAAATCACGCAACGGCAAGTCGCCCGGGATACACAACAGCCGCTCAGCGTCGTACGGTTTGCCACGTTTCGCTTGCCACGAGTTATAACAGGCCAATCGCCCCTCATACCACGCTTGAGCCTTACGATTAGCGAACATGTCCTTGGCCTTACGCTTCGTGCCGGGCACAATGGCCTCGGGGCGCACTACGGCCTCGGAGCCGCGATACGGACGCGTGCCGATCGTGCCGGCTGCGAAATACTCGGTCGGCGTTTTCTTCGTGGCCTGTATCTCACTGCGCGCTTCGTTGATGAGCCGCGCGTCGCTATGCACCGCAGCGCCACCCATGCCGTCCGCGTCGTAGTCGAATTCACGCATGCCTAGCTCTTCCGCGATACGCATAGCCCGTTGCACGCTGTAGCCCGTGTCCGAATTTTTGCCCGACCATTGCGATAGGTGGTTAACGCGCCGGCCTTTCAGCCCCGCGAACGCGCATAGGTCGTTGCCGCGGTCCGCGATATCAAGCGCCCCACGTTGCGCGCCGGTCATTTCGATACCGAGGAATTTGTCGATATCGATACATGCCTCGGCCCATTCGTGCGGGATAATGCCGCCCTCAAGCGACGCGCGCCAGTCGCACATGACTTCCTGCGCGAACGTGACCGGGTCCATTTCCGCTTCCATCTTGGCTAATAGCTCGGGCGTGATGCGCGGATCGTCCCGTGTCGTGAAATCAAACCGGCGGATAGCCGGGTTATGGGCGCGGATGTAGAACGAATTATTCATGCCGTTTACGCTGGATAGGTCGATACGGCAATTCGTATTACGGCTCAAGTTTTTGTCAATAACCTTGGGGTGCTCGAAATGCGCCGACTCGTCGACAACGAACATGGTCTTACGGCCGCCGCGTCCTGCTTGGTCGCCGGCCTCGCCCGTGATACTCGAACCGGTCAGCGGGAAACTGACGCGTTTGTCAGCGCTGCATTGATCGATATTAAACCCGCCATTGAACTCGGCCGGCAAGTGTTCCAGGAACGAACGGATTTTGTAGAACAGCGTATCGGGGTCGCCGCTACGGTCAATCTTGATTTCGACCGCCGAGCCGACGCCAGCCGCAAATCCATTACGAAATATACACAGCGCGCATAGCAACGCCATCGTGACCCATGAGGCGCCCACGTCGCGCGATTTCACGACCACGCCGGGCTTGCGGTCCGTCAAGCACGCCATGAGCCATGTAATCATTTCGCGTTGGCGCGGCCATAACGCGAACGCCATGACGGGGTTACGGCCCTCGTCGACCAACCGCGGATCAATGGTGTAACCCCAGTCGTTGATGAAATTGGCTAGCGTGGTCGCGTCGCGCGCGTAGTACCGTTTGACCCATGCAATACGATCGTGCGATTTGAGCGTGGGCTCGTCGCGCCGTAGCCATGCGAGACAATCCTCACGTGCCTGCATCGCTGCGGCTTGCGCGCCGTACACGTCGCGCAGTTCGAGCCGACGGGCCGCGTAGGCGTGGGCTGCCGCGAATCGGTCACGATCCCACGGGCCGGTCAGTGCGTTGCGTTCAAGTACGGACGTGGCCAATATCAACTCAAAATCCGTGCGAGCCGCGGGCGCGCGATGCATGGCCGCGTATGCCCGGTCAGCGATTTGTTCGCTTGAGGGCACGCTAACAGGCGTAACGTGCTCTTGAACGCTCACGTGCCGAACGCGTCAAACAGTTTCAACGCGTCCTCGGGGCTGGCGTCCCGCGCGGCATGTACCGCCACGTTGGCGTTGAGATTCAGCGAACGCGTCACGTAAGCCGACTGCAGCTTGTTGAGCATTTCGGCTGCGGCTAATTGGTCGTGCGTCTGTATCTCGATTACGCCCTTTTCGTTTTGCTTGGCCCCCTTGAACAGCGCTCGGGCGCCTGGCGACCAATCCTCAGTCGGCGTCAGCACCACACGTGCCGAACCCTCGCCTAAGCAACGCTGACAGCCGTGGCGCGGTTTTGTCGTGTCGGGCAGGGCATCGCGCGGCCTCTCGGGGTCAAACGGCGTAGGGGCGAAATGCGCGGCATACGCCCGTGCAATCTCAGCGTCCGGCCAACATAGGTCGCACGGGTCGCGCACGACACGCGTTAGCTCCTCGGGGTCGGCTGTCACGATGAGCCGTAGCCACGACATGCGCTCGGCGATCGTACTGACGGTTTCTTGATCGGCCAATTTACGGAGCTCGATGATACGCGCCCGCACGTCAGGGTGCCGGTTAAATCCCGCGATTTGAGAGGCACGCGACCCGGCTGTACTAGCCACGCAGCCCGCTTGCCGGAATGCTTCGCCATACGACATGCCGGCCGCCACGCAACGGGCGTAGTTCTCCTGTCGTCGGGTCAACGACGGCGGCATGGGCGGCAGCGCGGGGGCGGCCACGGTGGTAACGGGGGCGTCCATAACGCTAAGGATACCTAAACGGCAATTGAAACTTCAATATAATATCTAGGCGTAAACGACTGCTACCCGTGCACTCATGTTAACTCCTTTCTACCTATGCACGGTTTTAGAAAATATTGTTAAATATATATAGGTATAGTTAACAATAATGATCCCGCGGGACACATATAGGAAAACGAAGTAAACACGAGTATAGGCGTAGCAGTCGCTTGCGCTTGAAAATCAACCGTAGTATAGTGCACGCGTTTCACTTATCTACGTTAAAGGATCACTCATGCAAATTATCACTAAGTCGACCGCTCAAGCGCACGGGCTAGCGCGCTACTATGAGGGCGTCCCGTGCGCGAAAGGGCACGACTCCGGCCGTTACACCAAGAGCGACGTATGCGTAGGCTGCGCCACGGGCCGGTCACTGCGTTATGCGACCCGCAAAAAAATGGAGAAATTATGGGTCGAGGTGGGGGTACCGGCCGACATGCCGCCTGAAATGAAAGACGCGCTAGTAATTTGGCTGAGATTTCAAGCCACTATACCGTTTATCAAGCAGGCCATTTGGGGGACTGACCCGATGCTTACGATGAGTATGGGGCCGCCGGTCCCGGAACCTGCATTCGATAACCAAGTTAAATCGACCCCCTAACGCAGCGCGGCATGGAGGATAATGGCGGGCATGGAACGCCCCACCAAAATTCAGCCCATCCGCTGCGCCCCTGACGCCGAGTACCACGAATACGACGTGTGGGGGGAGCATGATGAGGGATCGCTCGAAGGGAGCGAGGACGCCGACGCGTATTGACACGCGTGGCGGGCGTGGTATTGTCCCGCAGTGCCGCAGCTACGAAAAGTACATGCCCGAGATATCGATAACCGTTTCCGCTCCGCGGTATGCGGTTCGGACGCCCTCACGAGCGAGGACGCCGACGCTATAACCTGCCGCATCTGCCTATGGCACCTCGGGCGGTATATTCCGCTCAGCCGACTGCGAGAACATCAACTCTACCAACAACGGATAGCCCCATGACCACTGTGTTATTTCTAATGGCGATAACGTTAAACATATTCACGGGCGAGGAAATCAACCGCACCGAGATGAGCGGCCCGTATAAAACGCTCGATGAATGCGAACGCGCACAGTTTCAGACGGGATTCCAGAAACCCGACGGCGCCGGCCGGATCGTGGTGCCGATGTGCG